TGGATACACTAGACATTAGTTCCAACACATTTCTGTGAATCGTTAACAACTCGAATGCGTTCATACGTTGCCTAAATCTTCCAAGTATTTCACTCTATTTGCTACTGACGTATATTCTTCTACGGAAACAACCGGAGCCGGAGCCATCATCATACCCTTTGCAACTGCCCTCGCTAACATCTCCTCACCTACTGCCTGATTGGATGTCGTTGTGACATTGATCGGGACGCCGCCCCCTATTTGGTTGAATGCTGATAGTATCGGGGAGAACATACTCGTTGCCGACGCCGTCAAAACACTCTCACCATTGGATAACATTGCCGGGATTGAATCACTTGTTGCAGTGCCCGGACCGTTGACCGCTCCACCCTCTGCAAATTTAGCACTTTTTACCGTTTTTATTGCAGTTGCGATGTTAGAAAGTATAGTGCCTATCGTTGTTGCAATAGCTGCAAGATTTCCGGGGAAAGGAACCCCCGATGCAGATTTAATACCTTCTGCTATTGCTACTCCCGAATTTATAGCAATTTGCGCCAATGCCAATACCTTAGAAGCCATTGCAAAAGATTTATCTGATTCTCCTATTGCGTCAGTTAAAGACATAAGCCCCCCTGTTATATCAGACATTGCCTGTAACTTTGTTTCTTCAATAGAAATTTCCTTTTGTGTCAATGCCTTTTTTGCATCATTATACTCGTTTTGTTTTTCAAGTTTACGAAGATTAAAGGCTTCAATGCTTTCACCTTCAAGCTGCTGCAATGAATCTAACTCGGCTTTTTTCTGATCCATTTTAATACGGAGAATCTCTGTTTCATTACCGTATGCCGCGGCGATCTCTGTATCAAAGCGAAGTTTCAAAGCATCCTGCTGCTTTTTTATCACATCATTGTCGTGTTGTACGACTAGATCATCTACAAGCTTATTATATTTTTGCTGAATAGCGTACTTCATTTCCTCGGTCAACTCCTTCTGGGCAAGCTCAGCATCACGTTGCGCTGCAAACTGCTGCATCTTGAGTTGATATTCTTGATCACTACCCGCTTTTACAGATGCAAGTTCATTATCAAGTATCTTCTGTCTGATATCAATATCTTTTAGTAGTTGCTCATCGGAAAGGTTTTTCAATGCATCTACCTTTTGCCTTTCGATGGATACGATCTGTTCTTTGATTGCCGTCCTAGCAGACTTATTCAAATCCTTTTCGGTAGTAAGTCTTCTCCTTAAATCCTCTATCTGACGATCATATTGGTAGTTTACTTCCTGACGTTCCTTGACACGAGAATCCTTTACCAATTTGAGAGCTTCATCCTCTGCTTTGCGAATCTCAACGATCTGTTTTTCTCGTATGGCCTTTGCCTTTTCTACAGCTTCCTTTTGCTTTTCAGTATCCTCTAATGTAAGGTTGGCTAACTGCGTCTGCATACGACGAGTAGACTTGTAATATTCAGTATCGGCTTCGATCACGGAAGCCTTTGCTTCGGCCAAACGTTTCAATGCTTCACCTGACTTATTACCCATCTCAATTTCATGTTCTATCAATTTTTGATTGATAGTGGCCAATCGTTTCTTTTCTGCCGATGCATCCTGTTCGATGGTAAGGGCTTGCTTTAGATAAGACATCCTTTCTTTTGTGTTATACTTATCTTTTTGCGCTACCTTATCCCTTAGTTCAGCTACTTGCCTTTCCCTTTCGGCTGACTTGACAATTTCTTCCCTGCTTTCTCTCGCAAATTGATTAGCGAGTTTTTGGTACTCAACATTCTCTGTAATTCGGTCATTAACCGACTTTATCGCATTGCCCACGAGAGGAAGATGTTCGGCCATGCGCATAGCCCACATAACCATCTTTTCTCCGACTTCTACCACCGATAATATTTTCCCGGCCATCCAAATGAGCACGTTAGTAACCGCTTCCATCAATATTTTTAACGGAGCCATTACCTCTTTAAGCTTTGCACTATTTGCAGCACTGGAATTTATGCCTTGATTTAACGCCGCAAGGGCAGCAGCTATCCCGGCAATGATTAACACAATAGGATTTGCCAATAGGCCAAGTAATGTCTTTCCAAAGGATACAACAGCCTGTTCTGCGATCTTCACAGCACTTCCTAAGCCATTGCCAAACATACTAGAGATATTCTGTAGTGACTTATACCATTTGCTTTCACTGCCGAGCATCCCTTTCACACTATCCTCATAGTTACCAACGTTCCTATAGAAGCGTTGAGTCTCCTCTTCTGCATTCTTAATCTCATTTGTAACGACATTAATCTTATCCCTTAACTCCTGTCCTTTGGCTTCACTACGCTCGGCTCTACTAAGAGAGTCATATTCTTTAGTAAGGTTTGAAAGTTCGGCACGAAGAGATCTCAAACTACCTTCCTGTTCCTGCTCTACTTTGCGGTTATTCTGAATTTCCTTATTAAGCACCCGGATGGCATCAGAGTTTTCAGTAGCCGCAATCTTAGTTTCACTCAATTTAAGATTATATTTTTCCCGGCTGATGCGCCCGGCCTCTAAATCTTCCTTGAGTGTTTTTTCCACTTTTTTTAGGACGTCAAGTTGTGTCCTATACTCCGCAATCTTCCTGACTGCGTCATCATAACGTACTCTAATGTCGAGTACTCTTTCCTGTACATTATCCATATCTACACCTCCAATTGTAAAAGTTTACATTCACATATACCGGTATTCTCTGCCTTTATTTCTATGATAGCATAGTATCTACCATACTGACCAAGATATATCGGTACTGTCACATCCAAAGATTTCAAATCAAAATCACTGATCTCTATCTTTTCCGTAATAATAACCGGCTTTCTGATTATTCCCTGATATGATTGATAATAGTTATTAATGAGCGTTGGCCAATCAAGCCCGGTAAAGATGGCCTTAGACTTTCCGCTATCATCCTGCTCGATGAGAATTCGTGATTCCACGCTAGAGAACTCCAATTCTCCGCTCGTGTTATAGCTATATATTGGCACACTTGCAATGCCACCACGAGTGTCACTTGCAGCAAAGGGTAATGTCACCGCGTCTCTTTCATAATCAATCGTATTATCCTCAATCACAAGTACACCATCATAGGAAGAAACAACAGTATCATCATCCTTATACTTCATTCGGTTGTTACGAGCAAAATCATCTAGTATATAAGCAATCTCATAGGGCTTATTTTCGTATGTCTGGGCTACTACTCTACGCGTCCAATCTTTAGCCTTAGATATATTATTCCTGATGGTATCCACAGATACGAAGCTTATTTGTCCCTCATTTTCGGATGGAATAGCAAACAATCCACATAGAGAACAAAGAGATTTTAGGAAGTCGATAGTTTTTATTTTAGGCAAATTCTCAATTACTGAGAACCTGTCACCCATCTGAATCTCTTTAGGTTTCATGTCGAATGTCATACGATGAGTATCGCTTCCGGATAGTTGCGTAAAGCCTTGCCGTAATCCGATAGTAAAGAAAGATCCTGTCTGAATATCAACTTCAAAAGGAATATTATAATAATAGGGGAATTCTCCAGGAACAACTGTATAAGGGAGATACCGGAAGTTTTCCATCACACTAGTATCACCATAGAAAACTACTATATTGTTATTCTTGCTTTTGAAATTAGGCGTTAAGACAACCGTGCCATCAACCTTTAACTTTACAAAGCGAACGATTGTGCCGCTTGTATCAAAAACGTATTCAAATGCAGAGCTAAATCCCGGTCCTTTTTCTAAATTAGTCCAATATACTAGACTTCCATTTTGGGAAGTCTGTACGTTATTGGCATCCAATAAGCCATAGTTGTCTCTTTGGTTAGCATGCCCACCGTTACGCGTAAGCAAAGGAATAATCAAAGTTGATAAAAAACTCTGTATATTATCCGGCCAATTAAAAGTTAGTCCGTACTTGTTCTTTATCTGATTGAGAATATAAGACACCCGTACAGATGGGTGATAAGTAGCAAGCGTCTCTGTAGACTTGAGACCGAAATTGATCTTAGAAACAATAACACCTGCATTCATATTATAATTGCTTATTGCTAAAGAGCTATTCCACTGAACATAATCCTCATTTACAGGAAGATCATTTAATGATATGCCTTCCTGTATAAGATCATTCATCGAAACGAAGTTCCCCCAGGTGATTGCGATCTCAATGGTATCTGATACAGATATCAATACAGCCTTTGCCTTAGGTATAACTTCCACACCATTGCGAAAATACCGGGCATCGTGCAGAATACGAGGATAATCGGTATCACACGCCGGCAGATCTGCATGCTGTATGATGCGCTGATTTCTCACCGTCTTAGGAAGCTTGATAGTATAGCTATTATTACTCACTATCTTACTAAGGTCCGTAAACAGGTTACTCTTGTAATTGAGCGTTATCTTGCTATCATCATCAAGATCGACCAGCTCACCGTCAATAAAAAGCATTTCGTCTCTCATAAGCTTTGAACACTTGTCTCGGGTAAAATTATTGTTGCTATAAAGTCCTGCAGTACGCTCCGGGACTTTGTGAAGGTCTCAACTGAAACATTGACAGCTTTCCAACGATCCACACCGTTGACGTCCTTACCGGCATACATATCTACTACAGGAGTAAGAGCTAATTGGAAAAGGAAGTCGTAAGTATTGGCATCAATCAATGGAGCGCAAACGGGAAGAGTGTTATTCTCTGTTTTCCGTTGCTTTCTTCCCGAACCGCCGTGGTAACCATTCGTATAATTATAATCCTGCATATTGTTTCGGATGAACTCTCCATCATTCGAAATCTGCCGGCTCTCATCCCCTTGCTTGAATAGCCAATACGAATAATATCCATGTCGGTTTATCCAACGCAAATAAACCCCGTCCGTACAATCATCTACAAGTAGCGTTACCTTAGATGCTGCATTCAGTAGCCCCTGAAATGTAAAGTCAAACGTGTTATCAAAGACGCTGGCCACCGATGAAGATCCTGGCAATTCAAACACAAGTTGAGCATTTGCATTGATGCCATTCATCATTAAGTTATGTACCTTTCTTCCGGGCAATGCGATTGCATCCAAAGCAGTACCATCTGCCGTCACAGTCACATTGCCTGCAGCGGCTGAATACATCCCTACAGAGAAAGGGAAGTTCTTAAACCAAGTCAATACACGGTCACCGTTATACCTCTCTCCTACTTTCATAGCTCCCCAAATAACAAACGTGTTGAACTGAAAGCTATTGCCTACACTACCATCTGAATTATATAGATTGATTTCTACGCTGAACAAACGACCAATCTTACTATCTTGTGCCCCGGTAACAGTATAGTCCACTTTACTAAACTCAACCGCATCAAATGCCGCTTGCATATATGACGATACGTCAAAGAAACAAGCAGTACCGAACATGGCACGCTTTTCCGTATGACTCTCATTTGTGACGGTATCAGTCACCACCATGGCCACAAAAGCCCACGCTTTACCAAGCACATTTATCACAACCGGATTAAAGCAAAAAGCTATCTCATCCGGATACTCAATCGTTGTACTGTCAATTGCCTGCGTTCGCATTACTATCAGTGTTTATATGCTTCACATCTTCATCAAAGATGCCAAACACGCGGTTCATAATTTCTTTAATTGTCTCTTCTATGTCATGGGAGTAGATATCTTCACGTCCACCTCTACGATATAATTCAGTGCCTTCATTAGCTATCTTCCGAGCAAGCAGATAAGCAAAACTCTTCGGATTGTCTACATGAATACCTTTGTCCTCAACCCACTTCTGTATGATCTGATAGAAGCCTCTCGGCACTCTACCTGCCCCACGTCCGGACTGTAATACACCGAATGCTTGCCGACCAAACAGAATACCATGGTTATCATCAACAGACACATTCAGGCTTGCAATTGTCCGACCACTGGCCTTTTGTCCGGCACGTATGTGATTATCTATGATACGCTGGCGTAAGGAACCCAACTCTTCAACGAGCACTTTCTTAACTTCATCCCTGTTTCCCATCAGCATAATGATACTCCGTGTATCTCTTTAAGTTGTAGTTCGATTGTTATCCCGGTGATGTTAGCGTCCAGCTTATCGTAAAAGACAGAGTAAGGGACATCGCCCTCAACAGGCTCAAACAATCCGCTCTTATTTAGCATCTTGATAAAGTCAACGGCATATCCCTTGCAACGTTCTATCACTTCATCATTCGCCACACCATCAAAATCAAGTTCCGTTATATCTGCAAAGGCTAACATACAGTTAGGGCAATCTCTTAGTTGTGTACGTGACAAACTAAACTTTCCCGACACAGGGAGTACGTTGATGATTGCCGGAAAAGGCAATTTGTCAAGGCGTACATTTGCCGTAGCCCAGTTGTCAAACAAATAGGTTATGCCTTGCATGCTTTCGGCAATAGAGGCGATCTTTCTTTCTACACTTGTTTTCATCACTTCTTGTTTTGATAGATTTCACGTAACCGACGCTCATAACGTATCTTCTTAGCGTCCATATCCAAACACTTATACACACGTACCCAAGGCACACGTTCCACTTCCTCATGATCGGTTATCCCCATACGCAAAGCATACCAATCAATCATCCCGAAAAAGCCGAACTCCAAATTATCAATGCCGGCACTCCTTTCCTCCTTGGTTGGCTTTACATTCGTAGAAGCAAACAGCTTGTTTATACGCTCCACTTCCTTTGCCACCCAATTAGAGAATCCCAATACTTTATCAGCATCACATAAGAGTACTTTATCCTGTGACAATCCAAGCAGTACTTTACATGGGGTAAACAGGATACCGGACACATCGGAGATAGACTGCAATTCTATCAGCTTACCAATACAGATATCATTCAATGTGTCAGGTACAGACATTTTAAAAACACTTTCGGGCTTTGGAAGCTTTTCAATCTGGGCTTTCACCTCTTCCGGGTTGGATGCCACTTGGCTCAATATCAAAAATTCTTTTACTGTCATATCGTTGCTAATTTTGCTTTCGCTTTTTGTGGTATTGGTTTAATCCTAAACATCATCGCCATGATAAGCATATCAAGATAATCAGGTGAATGACCGAGTATCTCTTTCATCTTATCCTTGCTAATTATTCCTTTCTTCTTGGTGTCCGCATCTATATGATCCTGCTTCAGCACGCCAAGCTCTTCAATAATACTTTCACGTTGAGCTTCGGTACAAATAATTCTTAGCATACGTGCATTGATCAGTTCAGCCAATTTGAAGCCACACTCTGACTTAATGTTATCATATTCGGGATTGATGGGTCTAGTGCCGCCGTGGAACTCTTTAATACCCGTAAGGTAACTCTCAAGGTATTGCCCAAGCCCATCACTATCGACTATTGTCATACTCCGGGGTATTCCGAACTCAACCATCAAGTTTTTGAGGTCCGTTTCGATCATCTTACCCGGAGAATAGTCTTTATCAATCCGGATCGTACAGACATTGCCAATCCAATGACCGGCAATAAATCTATCACGTCCTTTCATTGCTAGGTCAGAAGAAAGAGACGGCAGCCCTGTTGGCTTTATATGCTCATTCGTAAACAGATCACAGATTGCATCATATTCACATAGCACTGCCGGATCATCATCATACTCCCAATTGCCGAAATAAAGACGTTCCTTAGTCACCTTATCTTTTGTTGTCCGTAGCGTCTCTATATAATCCTTTGTCGCATAGGGATTGTCCTGTACAAGGGCGGGAATAAAAGCATACGGTGTTTTAAGTTTCCCTTCTTTCCACGGCTTATAAAACTCCCGATACAACCAATTCTTTTTGGGGTTACAGGTGATAAGTATCTTTCCCGGAACGTTATACACATCATTCATGTGCCGCCCTATACGGGTTTTCAACACCTCAAATGCCAAGTAATGCACCTGGCCGGCTTCCTCAATCCATCCCCCGGTAAACTCTTTAGAACCGAGACGCTCATACATCGGATCCTTTACCGGGTAATAGGTCAAATCAAGAAAGATGATTTCCGAACCATTATCGAATGATATTCCGTCATTAGTTCGATGATATGCGCTGAAGCCATGCCATTTTGAAACCTTATCGAATGTCACGGCAATGGACTCCCGGCTATCCTTCAAGTTATTTCTTCCGGCAAACCAACGAGTACCGGGAAGATAATATCCGCATTGCATCAGCCATTCACAGCCCAACCAAGACTTACCACCCCCACCGGCACCACCATAAGCCAAGAACTTAGTTTCTTCATCCCGAAGGAAGTTGTATGCTAACCGTTGCTTTATGTTGACCTTTGCTTCTATCATTCTTCATCAGAAACTTTATTAGCATCCGGAGTAAAAGGAAGAAAGTTGAAGCCTTGAAATTCCTTACCAGCATTTGTATGATCAACTTCTTGTTTGTCTGCAAGCCCAAGAGTACGAGCTATGATGTTGGCATTGAACGCCCCGACACAAGCCCCCTCAAACTGCTGTGTCTTGATTGTTTCTTCCACGCGCGCGATGACCTCCAAAAAATCTTTATCTTTTTTATTTCTACATTCATCTCTGAATTCCCGAAACCAATTCGTTGAAGCTCCCACATAGATACAGAATCCGGTAAGAGAATAAGGGCGTGATACAGGTGAGACCTCACGTTGTGTCTGCTCTTCATTGACAATGCGTGTTCTCTTCCCCTCTTTGCGCTTCACGGGAATAGTCTTTTGAATTGCTTTCTTAGTAGTCCATGGATTCTCGTCACACCATTGGAAGTATTCACATGCTGCCTCCCATAAAATATCAGGAGTCGAGAATAATTTGTCTCTCCCATGTTTGTTCCTTAACATCCAAAATTGATTTCCTTTAGGTGCTGCCATCTTATTCCTCCTCTGTTTCACGACATAGAATTGAATCTATATCTTCATCCGTAAAATCTAACTGCGGGTATAATACCGGTATCTGCTTTAAGTCACCCTTGAAGAATACAAGAACGTTTTGATGAGTCTTACCAATCTTCCGGGAATGATTGAATTGATTGGTCACACGCATGGCAAGCGAGCCTATCTGTGTAGCAAGTATCATCTCATTGTAATAATGTAACCCAGCGTCAAGGAAAGCCTGTATAGTATCACCTACGAAGTTATAATACTCCCCACTCTTAGCACGAACTTCACCAACGACGAATACAACAAAGCGATTATCGTTAAGTAATGAGCAGCTCTTCCGAATTATCGTTTTGTATGAATTAAGAAAGTCCTTGTATTTCATGTTAGACAGATCACGCGGATTATCGGAATAAACTTCCAAATCCGCATAAGGCGGGCAACTAAAGAGTAGATCTGCTTTCAAGTCGGTGAAGTGTTGGTCTATATCACAACTATCACCACACTTCCAGATCGGGCACTCATTCGCTGTTAACGGTGGCTGTATTTCCGCTGCATTCTCATAATTGGCTTTTACCTGTTCCGGACGTAAGTCAACACCTCGATAGGACATACCCAATTTAGCGGCTACAATACCACGGACAGAACCACCGGCAAACGGGTCAAGTATCTTTCCTTCAGGAAGATTAAACCAACGATACACAAGTTCACAAAGTACCGGGTCAAAGATGGAAGTTCCACTCATCATCGGAATATTATGCTTCTGACAATAGTCTGTTATTTCATCCCAGGAAGGATCGTGACCGATCTTTTCCCGCATACGGTTACGCACTTCATATATACCGGGATTTTGTGCAGAGCGATTGAATGTAATATCCTTTTCCCGTCCCTCTTCGCTTTTAATGCCTAGTGCCAACCATGCGCGTTTACGTTCCTGCCATCTGCCTTGCCTGGCATCAAGAATAGAAAACGGGGGAATAATAAAACGATCCTTTAATGAAATGACACGAGCATCTTTCGCTCCGAGAGTATCAGGAAGAAAAGAGGAAAAACCGTTAAAGTCTATATCAGCAATACCCCAATCTAGCAATTGATTACAATCCCATTCCATAAGCTTGGTAACATCCCACTCGCCGTTATTCACGTTGTCACGGATGATGATTTCATGCTCACGCTCTTCCGTTAAACCCTCAATCAAGACAGTGGGAACTTCTTTCATTTCTAGCTGTACACAGGCATCATAGCGTTGGTTCCCAGCAATGATAACAAGCTCACCGGTACGGTTTGACAGGATAAGCGGGCGGGCTTCGAAATAGTCCGGATTACGTTCTATTGATTCTTTCAGCTTTGAGAGCTGCTCTTCCGTGATGGTTCTGGGGTTATTTTCCAGTTTCTTTAAATCTTCTATTTTTCTGTAAATCAATTCCATATTATCAATGATTGCGTTACAGAAATAAAGATACCGAATAACCCTCTAACAGGCTACCCGGTATTTAAAAAGTCACTATCACGTGGTGAGAGTAAGATCTATTCAGAGATCATTCATTCAATCATTTTTTTGTAGAAAAGAACATTTTATATATTTTGGATACTATTTTATGATTGATATAAAAAATTGGTACACAATTTGTTTTGAAATTATTTCTTATTTTATCTTGATAAATCACCGTCCAAGTATAGTCACACCATTGATTACTTATAATAGGAGATTGACCAATATACATCTCCTGCATAACCGTAGCAAAAGGTTTAATATCTACAATTTCGATATTAGGATTTTCTTCTAGCCATTTATTAACTTCTGTTTCAACTTCAGATGGCCAATTCGCTTGAAATATTTTTATTTTCATTGTTTTTCCTATTATTATTCAATATCCTTTAATACAAAAATCTCCATCTCTTAATATTATCCTTAGTTACGGCAATTTCATTTTTATGACTCCACCCATTCTCTTCTTTTGGCCAGTTGGGCAATTCGGTATATTTTGCATATTCGGGTATAAATACATGAAAGGTACCATCGTTCACGCATCCTTTTGTATGTCCTTGATATATACAGGGTATATCAACATCAAACAATAGGATTCTATGTTTAGGAATATCTTCTGATATGTCATGCCAAAGGAATTCCTTATACAGTTCGTACATTCTTGTTTTTACGTATTGGTCTATGACATATCCCTTTCCTGCGATAAGTCCGTCATCATCCCATAATATTTCGGAATAAATTGAAGCTTCATTTTTTGCAATGGCATATACTTTATTTTTATCCCATCCAAAGGCACTTTTAAATACATGACTACATACTCCGTAATCCCTCATATCATAAATAATAACCACTAAAATGAATTTGTCATTATCAGAGAGCCCATCGAAATCAACTTCTTCTGATAAATCGGGAAAACAAACATCCTTATGATTAAAACAGTCTTTTATGTTAGACGCATCGTATATGCGCCTTTTTAGGTTGAATAGTCTATTGGCATACTCTTCCTGCTCTTTTGTTAATTCGTTCATACTATTTTTCTTTAATGGTTCGTTCTACATAATCCGGGCACGCTGGTTCTCCAGGTTCCCCAATGTTACAGGAGAAATTAAACCAATGGCAGCTGTCACATTTTGGAAGAAGTTCTTTTCTCGCTTTTTCTCGATCGGCTTTCATGCGATCTTTTATATCTTCAGGTAGCGCGTCTTGCGCTGCCTTATCAAATGTAATGCATTTCATATTATCCATTTTCTTCAATAGGTTTAATTAAACGGAAAATAAAATTTTTTGCCCCTTTTCCATTTCTGCAATCTTACAGTTCTTTACCGCTTCGTTGAAATAGGAGTCTTTGATTTCAAACCCTATCCCCTTTCTACCTAAAAGAATGGATTGATAAATTTCAGATCCAATACCAAGGAATGGAGTTAAAATAGTATCGCCCTCATTGCTCCATAATGTCACCGCCCGATTAATGGTGTCTAACTGTAAAGGACATATATGCTTCTCGTCGTTTTCACCGCGGGCTTTCATTCCGTTAAGCGTATTTGAGTAGTCTATATCCATCCACACAGGACTGGCGTACTTCTGCCACGTGTCAACCGATATATTGCACCGTACAGGGTGTGTATGCTCACCGTCTTTGCGAAATACCATTAAGTAATCCGGTATCCCTACTCTTGACATAGATGCATCCTTTTTCACTTGCTTGTGAAGCAAACCTAACGCCTTTGTTCGCTGCATTTCGGTAACAGGATTTTTCCATATAGTTACACGAGAATGATAGATAAACCCAGCTTCTGCAAACGCTTCTAATATCATACCGGAAAAGTCCCGTAATCCGATAAATCCCTCTTTACCTTTCTGAATAGGTAAATCCATGCAATGAACGGCAACGTTTCTGCCATTCCACATAACTCTATACAGTTCTTTTACAAGGAACTTGAAAGCAAAGAAAAACTCTTTATAATCTTTAGAATTGCCCATATCTTCCAACTTGTCAGAATAGGTGTAGAGTTCAGCAAATGGTGGAGAGAATATAGAGAATCCGACACTATCATCGGGGACATTTTGAATCAGCTGTACACAATCACCTAAATAGATTTCGCAACTATCCGATTTGTAGCTTTTCAATACTTCCATATTTTGCAGTTTTATTTGGTTCTTGATATTTCTATTGGTCGCCTCGCTCATCGCATGCTGCATCTCATTAAATTGCTTTTGTTTTTCATCAATGGTTTTCTTAACATTCTGCATAGTGTCTATAACTATCAGATAGATATTCACATCATATTCTTGTCCGAAACGATAAGAACGTCTAATGCCCTGATAAGTAGATTCAAAAGAAAAGTCAAGTGAAGCAAATATTTGATTGTGGCAATTTTGGTAATTTAACCCGAATTGAGCTATCTTTAGTTTAGTAATCAATACCCTAAATTCACCTTTTCCAAAACTCAGTAACTTTTCTTTTTTATATCCTTTGTTATCGCTCCCTTTTACTTCAACGGCATCAGGGATTAGCTCCCGTAACATTTTTCCCTCATCATCGTGCCCTATCCATACGATAAATGATTCATCAGAATTGTTTGCGATTTCAGCGACACGGGATAATCTTTCGCTTATTGTATCTCTCAGCTCTGCATGATATGTTGTTGCGGATACAGCCGTGTCATTAAACAGCATACCGTTATCCCTTTTTGCCGTTTCTACAACTTCTTCAATGATATTCAGTTCGGGGAGCACATAACCTGATCCATTAAAACCGATATCATCCGGTTTACATAGCATAACCGCCCATGTGGATACAAAATCCCAAAACGCTTGCGTTGCATGTCCTTTTAATCTCCATGAGGAAGTATTACCACCGTCATGTACAAAATACATAGCAAGCATTTCATTACGATTCATCACGTTTAAGAACTCCGCATGATTACATAACTCCATTGTATCGTTAGGGCTTGGTGTTGCTGTACATGCTAATTTGTAAGGAGTATCTTTAAACTCATCAATCAGCTTTTGTTTCGTTTTACCATCGAAGTTTTTCAATATTGAACTTTCATCCAATACCACACCGCCAAAAAGACAAGCGTCAATATTATCCAAGTTATCATAATTGGTAATATAAATGCCAGGCTTTAAATCTTGGTCGAATACCGTTGTTCCTAATTCTTCTACATAGTATCCAAACTTATCACCCTCTTGTATGGTCTGGGGCACAACGCCCAAAGGAGCAAAGATAATGACAGGCATGTCTATGTGGTTAGCTACTTGATCAGCCCATTCTAGTTGCTGAATTGTTTTGCCTAGCCCGCAATCCTCAAACATGGCAAACTTTCCGGCTTTCAAGGCTCGTTTCACACAATACTTTTGAAAGTCAAACAGACATTCATTTATAACTCCGTCATTAACATCAAATCCGCTTTCTATGCGATTTTGTTTCTTTGTTTCTAAAAATTCCATATATTCTTTCATATCAAATTCATTATCACATTAATACTTTTAGCTATCTCCACAATCAGGAAAATTAATGTCCCTATTGCAAGTGTTATGATTAGTTTCTTTATCATGCTGCAACTTCTTTTAATTCACGTAACTTTCTACACAAAGCTTCACAAAGCACTTTAGCCATATTGACTTCGACGGCATTACCTATAAACTTTTTTTGATCTGCTTGGCTGCCGATGAGGACATAGTCTTCAGGAAAGCCCATAATGCGCTTCAGTTCCGGTATGCGAAGCATACGC